CTCTTCAGTCAATCAATACCTTCGAAGATTTCCCGCAATATTCAACCTGGCATACTGGGATATATTCAAAAACTACTACGCCAACAAACAGGAAGAAATGGCATACGTAGTCACAGGAGTAAACCATTCATGGAAGACAATTAGTGTAGGAGATGGATATGTTTCGGAAATAGAATGGACGGAAAACAAAAGTCAAACATACACAATCACTCCGACAGCTGAAAAACCGAAGTACATCAAACTGGAATTCGAGGAAAAAGTCTCACCCGAGGAAGTCGGTGAAATACAACTCCTTACGAATAATGCGAAAAGTCCTAACCTAAAAGCAAACACACTGACAAAACTCGGGGACAGCTTCGTATTCGAACGAACAGATCCGGATGCGCCAGGAATCAGGGAACCGGAAAACCCGAGAAAGGCGACAAACATTTACATGTACAAGATCAAAACAGCAATCAAACTTGCATACAATCAAGATAAAACCGGGTTTTACTTAATAACAATGCCGGACAACCAAAAAATCCAATTAACATCATTCCCATTAAAAAACATCGACGATGAACGGACTGCAATCCTGGCGGCACCCAGCACCTCGGCATATGAGGTAAGTAGGAAATTACCATACAGTGCCGCAACAGAAACATTTGAACTACCAAACCATGACCGCTCGGCCACATATACAAGCGCAAAGTCATGGTTTTCACAAGCAGGGTTAGCAGTAAAAACATACCTTAGCGACAGATTTAACAACTGGCTAAATACCGAATGGATCGACGGGACAACGGGAGGGATTAATGCGATTACAGCGGTAGATGTAAGCGACGGCAAACTTACTATGGATGCTCTGATTCTTCAGAAGAAAATATTCAATATGCTAAACCGCGTCGCCATCACAGACGGTACTTACCAGGCATGGAGGGAAGCAACATACGGAATTAGAAGCGCAACACTACCCGAATCTCCTATATTCTGCGGCGGAATGCAGAGCGAAATTGCATTTGATGAAATTGTATCAAACGCAGCAACAGACGAGGAACCACTGGGAACACTTGCCGGACGAGGAATCGCAACCATGTACAAATCCGGAAGGGATTTAAAAATCAAATGCTCAGAACCCAGCATGATCATGGCTCTAGGGTCGATCACACCTCGAATTGATTATAGCCAGGGCAACAAATGGTGGACAAGACTGCAGAACATGGATGACTTCCACAAGCCAACATTAGACGCAATCGGATTCCAAGAACTTATCACAGAAGAAGCGGCGGCATGGAATACAGAACTCGACGGAAACTACACACCCATATACCAGTCGCTAGGAAAACAACCGTCATGGATCGAATACACAACAGACGTAAACGAAACATACGGCGAATTTGCCGCAGGAATGCCTTTAGCGTTCATGTGCTTAAACAGAGTATACGAAGAAAATGAAGACGGCACAATTGACAATGCATCAACCTACATTGATCCTACGATATACAACAACATATTCGCAGAGTCAAGACTGAGTTCGCAAAACTTCTGGGTACAGGTAGCATTCGATGTAACAGCACGCCGAGTAATGTCAGCAAAACAAATTCCAAATTTATAACACCATGAAAACAGCAAGAAGTAGAAGAGGATGCATCAACAATCCGAACCTCGCATACCAGGCAGAACCAAGAGAGGTAAAACTGAGGAAAATAATCAATGGAGAATCCAATGACATGGAAGACGGAGTATTCCCAACAATCTACACGGAAAAAAAAGACGGTGTACAGCCAGAATACGATATCCGCACAGACCGCTTTGAGGTAGCGATAGATGCAATCGACAAAATCAACCAAAGCGTGGCAAACCAGGTCGCAAAAAGCAAGGGTGAAACCGAAGCCGTAAAAGATTTCGGGACAGAAGTAAAAACCGATCCCGAAAAGAGCTAAAGCAGCCGTATAAAGCTCTACCAAAACTCAAAGAGGGGGGATAGTTCCGCCCCCCTCTTTTAACCCTCGCAAATGTGTGTGACACAGGGCGGTAGACATTTATACATATATAACAAGAACATAGTATACAAATTCTTTTTAAAAAAAGAACGAAAATGAACTTTAAAAAACTATTAGAACTACTCGAAAAAGGAGAGGATGTTATGGACCCTCTATCAGGAATCATAGGCGATGCCTCGGGAATTTTCAATATACTGGGCATAGGCAGAAGGAGGCAGATAAGGCAACAGAAAGAAATGGCGGAAAACGCAGCCAAAATAAACTACAAATACGGAGAAATGGCGGCGAAGAATGCGTTCGAAAGACAACAAGTATTATACAACAGGACCTACCAGGACCAAAGTTATGCCAACCAGGTCGCGCAAATGGATGCAGCGGGTTTGTCTCCTGGCTTAATGTACGGCAAAGGAGGTGCCGGGGGCGGAGGAGCCGGATCAACAACGGGCGCTCCCATGGGGGCAACGGGTGCTGCCGGCGCAGGAGCAGCAGCCGATCCTAATGCACAACTGCAAGCATTGATGTCATTACGACAGGTGCGGATGAGCGAGCGAAAGAACGAAGCGGAAATCAATCTGCTTAATACTCAGTCGGAAGCACTTAAAGCGCAAGCAGGTAAAGATAAAGAGGAAACCCAATCAATAGTCGACAAAAGAATATGGGAGGTAAAACAGGAAATGTTTAAAGGCTGGGAAGGCTTCATTAACACAGCAAACCAACTATGGGATCAGATGGTAAAATGGCAACCTACAGAAAAGACAACAATCGACGGCAAGGAAATTGAAATACCCAAATACTTCGAAATAGAAGATGACAAATTCGGCAAAATTGTATTCGGAGAAGAATCATTCCAGGGCGATATGATGACAGCCGAAAAACAAATCCTCGAAGGAACGGCAGCGATCAAAACTCTGGAGAGCATATACGCAGACAAGAAACTGTCAGCAGAGATCAAAAAGATAAACGCGGATGCATGCAGCGGAATGGCCCAGGCGGCATATTATTATGCAGCAGGCGAGACCCAGAAGGCAGAAGCAAAAATGCTCGAAGTAAAAAAGAGAACCGAAGAGGCAACCGCAGACCTGCGAGAACTCCAATACTGGACCGAAATAGCAAACACGATCCTCAAACTGGCCCAGGTAGTAGGAAATATGGTGATTGGAGGAAAAACAGGAAAAGTGATCAGGGAATATACGGAAAAAAGGATGAGCGAAACACCCCCCAAGAATTCAACAACAGTAACGCAACACTACGATCCGGAAATGCAATTCAAAGGAGTGGACAAAACCGTAACAACAAAATGGTAAAAAAAATGATTTTAAAGGGGGAAATTTCAAATAAAACCAATGTGCCTATATCCAAGTATCATAGAGAATCCAAAATACGCCAAATCGAATGAAAACAGCAAAAGAATAAAAGACTGTCGCCTAAGATGGATTCAAATTCCATGCGGACACTGCGAAGAATGCAGGCGCGCAAAAGCAAATGAATGGAGGGTAAGATTAATGGAAGAAATAAAATCCGATTCGAAAAACATTATATTTGCAACGCTGACATTCTCCGAGGACAGCTTGAAAAGACTGGAATATGACGAAAAAGAGCCAAACAAAGCAGCTGGAAAAGCAATCAGCCTGTTCAGGAAACGATGGTGGAAAAAATACAAGGTGCCACTCAAGCACTGGCTGATCACGGAGCTAGGGCATGACAACACCAAAAGAATACATCTGCACGGCATTATATGGACAGAATTAACAGAAGAGCAATTCGAGAAAGAATGGGGATATGGCTGGATATTTTTCGGACACGAAGTGAATGAAAGAACAATAAACTACATCATAAAATACATAACGAAAAGAGACCAGGACAACCCCGAATTCAACGGAAAAATATTCACTTCAAAAAAGATCGGAGTAAGTTACATAAACAAAAACACACTCAGAAGACACAGATATCAAGACAGATTCACAGAAGAAACATACAGAACAAACTCAGGAATAAAAGTCGCATTACCAATGTATTACAAACAAAAAATATGGACAGATCAAGAACGCGAAGCCCTCCGAATTATAAAGGAAGAGAAGCAAACAAAGTACTACAACAAAACTCCTATTAAAGTAGAAACAGTAGAACAATACAAAGAATATGTGGACGCAGTAAAATACTGGCAATCAATCAAAAAGTATGACGGAAAGAGAAAAAAATGAAGTATGCAAAGCGTATGCAGACCTAATCATAAGAAAAGAACAACTAACTCGTGAAATATGGAAAACAGAGTTTGGAATCAAGAAGGTGGAAGACGTATTAATACGAAACAAAATACTGATACCAACAGAGACAGAGGAGAAATCGGAGACAGATCAAGCAACCTAGTAAAGCTGATCGGCGCCGAAAGGGTATCTCTACGAGACTTCAAATACGAAGGAACATACTACGTGACAGAAGACGGAGAAGTATACGACAAAGAGTACGTAACCACTCAAAAAGTACAAAGAACCGGCATAAGCTACTACGAAGTAACCGATTGGGAATACAATGAAAGAAAAGGACTGTACCAACCTACTATCAGAAGAATAGTAATGATCAAAAACACCAACACTCAATTATCACTAAACCTATGAATGAAAAAGTAAAGAAAATCGTAAAATGGATTGCTGTAATAGCAGCTGCAATTGGCGCCGCAGCCGCGGTAATTATGGAACAGGGGTGCACCAACAAGTATCATCTCAAAGCAAACGGTATTAAAGTCGACACAATCGAAGTGTCAAAATCAATAAAAATCGAATAACATGAGCAAGAAATTCAGAGATCAGCTACTCGCTGAAAGCCAGAAAAGAGAGGGGGAAATCAAAAACGTAAACCTCGAAATCGAAGAAAGAGAAGTATCAGAAAACGGACCGTTCGTACTGGTCTGCAACAAAAAAAACAAATGGGTAATCACAACCTGTGGCGCACTCGTAAACGCGAAGGAGTTCGACACTAAAGAGGATGCTGAAAAACATCTAGCTGAAAAACATTGGGAAGACATCCTAACCGCAGCACTCATATTCATCTCACACGTAAATAACCAAATGATAAACACCCAAGAAGAATAAGCCATGAAAAAAACATTAGGAGGAGACAGACTCCGAAGCGAAAGTAAAATGGAAGTATATCTGCCTAATTTCGGTAGATCATCTCACAACATAGGAAAAATAATCCGAACATCCCAGGCATGCGGAACAATCGTACCCTACTGGTGTCAGATAGGTTTGGATGGTACAACGTTCTATGTCGACATCACAACGAAGGTAAAAACCCTACCAACAACCGGACCTGTATTCGGAAGCTTTAAACATCAAATCGATGTATTTGTAATTCCAGTCAGACTTTACATAGCAGCATTGCATAATAACGCCTTAGGAGTGGGGTTAAACATGAGTAAGGTATTACTACCGTATTTTCATGCGTATTCAGCCAACGCGTCAATCTACGAAAACGATACCAATAGAGGACAAGTCAATCCAAGCTCGCTACTCTCATACCTGGGGATAAAAGGATTCGGACGCTCTTCAGTCAATCAATACCTTCGAAGATTTCCCGCAATATTCAACCTGGCATACTGGGATATATTCAAAAACTACTACGCCAACAAACA